TCGGGGTGATCAAGTTCACCGGTTGCTCTATTTTGTTTAACAACTTCTTGGTATTTATCTATTTCACGTTCCCATAAATCCTTTGAATAGTATCTGCCGTTTCCGTTTTTTACTTCGGCTGTAGCTAATATCCCTTCTACCATAGGATTACCTGATGGAGCTCTCATACCTTCTGTTAATTGAACAGGAGATATGCTAAACGGGATTGTTTCTATGAGTACTTGTCTCATTTAGTTTAATTCTTCTTTTATTAAATTGCGAACTAATGAACGAAGTTTAGATTCATTTAGTTTTTTATTGAAAGCAGCAAATATAGCTTCTCTAGAGGCAGTATCATCTGCTCCAGCTTCACGATAATTTTTTAATATATTTTCAACATCTTCCCGTTTAGTAGCTGTTTTTAAGGCTTTAGCAATTGCTTGTTCTGCTTCTTTAAATTTAGGGTGACTTTTGTATAGACTATATGGGTTTGCATTTATTTCTGATTCTCTTAGTTTTTTATTGAAGGCCTTTTTAAGACCTTCATTCATTTCTGAAAATCTAGATTTGAAAATAGTATAGGCTTGATCTATTATATGAGTTATTGCTTCAGAATCAGTAATTTCATGTTTTTTAGCATATGCTTTGGTTAACCTACCAAGTTCATCTTCATCATCTGCATTCATTCCTATAAATTTAGCCGCTTTTTTTACTTCATTAGAATCTTTTAACTTATTACTATCTTGGGCCAATGCTTTCAAATCCTTTTGGGTTTCATAATCATATGATTCTTTTAAATCACCGTATCCACTAGACTTGTATTTGCCTTTTGGTGCTTTAGGTTCAGTAGATGTTTCTAAACCAATGCCTTTAACAGCAAACATTCCATTTTTAGCGTAATAGTTAATATCTTTAGCCATGTTTTTGGCTACAATCTGTTTTAATTCGTCTACTGTTTTTTCTGTATTTTTAGGATCATCCATTTCAGCTAAATAGCCTATTAAGAATGATTGGCCGTAAACATTATCTATGTTTTTAGGATTGCTATTATCAAAATTGCTTTCTAAATCTTTAGCTACATCTTTGTCTATTTTTTCAAAGGTATTTTGGTCACCGTATTCTTTTTTATCCTTAACACCAACAGCTTCTTTTATGTTTGTGTTAAAAATCTTAAACCAATCTGGTTTGTTTGGGTTTTGAGTGACAATACCACCTACGGCTTCTGTTAGAATGTTTTTGCCTTTTAATATTGTAATAGCATCGTTGAATGTAGTATTTACAGTCAAAAGCTCGGGAAATAAATGACGGGCTTGTTTTAGAAAATGGTCTTTATTTCCTTTACCTTCTGTAATAGCAGTATATTGATTTTGTAGTGTTTTCATAATTATAAATATTATGTGTATAAAATTACTGGTGCACTTAAGGCTCCTAAACTTGCAGATGTTATAAATAAATTTATTGTCTCTCCAGCGGGTAAAGTAAATGAAGGGCCCGTTGCTTCAATTACAGTCCCATCAGCATTTATTCCTGTTCCATATTTAAAAGTAGTAATTATAGAACCGGTGGGGGAATTAATGGAGCCGGTTCCTAAACTTTGAATACCAGCAAAAGATCCAGTGGTGGATTGCCCTGCTGTTAATATTACTCCTCCGAAATTTACGGGTATATTTGCCATATTGTTATTGGTTTTGGTTGGTTTCTGGGGTGAAGGAATTAATTATATCGTCTATCAATTCAATAGCGCCATCAGTTGAATATAAAACAGCGTAAGATGATGGATTATTTTTATAGTAGTCCAGGGTTTTATTTCTTGCTGCTTGTAATAAGGGCACTAATTGATTTAATTTTTGTTCTAAGATATTAAATCCGCCTAAACGTTGTGTTAAAAATTCTCTCCTTTCAGGACTGGTTATGTTTAAAGTATTTAAATAATCTTCTACTTCTATAGTTTCCCATAATTGTTTAACTTCAATTCCTTTAGCAGCTTTGTTCAATGCTGGTTGGTTCACTAACTTGTATTTAAATGTTTTTACATAAGTATTATCTGTTACTCCTTTAGGACCGGCTTTAGGACCAGGACCCATGTTAGCACCAGGACCTTCTTTAACTGGTTTGTATCCTACTTGAGTATATGCTCCATAATTTCCTTTTGTAGATTTTTTAAAGGCTCTAGGAGTAGCAATATTCTCACCTGCTGTTCCTGATGTGAAACCAGAATTACTAGCTATAGTGCTTGTTTCTTTAAGTTTATATTTATACTTTCCCATGAATATTTTTAATTTCGTTTAAAAGTTCATAGTATTGTAATAAATTTATTAAATTATCGTCGTCTACTTTGTGAGATTTAGATAATGGGGTTAATAATTTAATTACTTCGTCTAGTTTAATTTGAACAGTTTTATCTGCAACTTTAGGAGACAAAGCAGTTAATTTTGTTTTAAGTTCTTCAATTTTAGTATTATAAAAATCTCTTAATTTTGGAGTTGAATCAACAGAATTAACAAATTCTTTTAATATTAATTTTTGATCGTTGTTTAGTGATGAATATTTTTCATTAAACTTTTCTAAAAGAACTTTATATGTTAAAATACGAAGGTCTTTATCGTACGATTGGAACTCTACAAGAATATCTTCTTTAACTTTTTGTTTATCAACCGATTTAGATGTTAATGTTTCTAAAATATTGATTTTATTTTCAATAAGTTGATCTGGGTTGTTTATGTTGGTGTTGTATAGTTCTAGTAGAGTGTAGAGGGAAGCGTGAAGTTTATAATTGGGGAGTTTGGTTTTAAAAAAATCTTCAATATTATAGTGAGTGGAGATTTCTTTAATTAAATTATATTTTTGTCTTTTAATTGCTCCTCTGTTTAAGCCTTTAGAAGTTTCTACAATAGAATTGATAACTATTTCGGCTTTGCCCTCTGTAAGGTTTCTGTGTTTAGATAAAGTTTCGTAAAGTTTATATTCTTTTCCTAATTCACTTTTAACAAAATATTTTTTTAAAATATTGACTGCTTTGGATTCCTTTCCAGATAAGGTATCAGCGGTGATTTGACGAACTAAAAGTTCAAATAAAATCCCCGTATTTTTTATCTTTGAATGTTTTATATTCATTAGCCTAGGCTTTTTTTATTATAAATATATCGGAATATTTATTCCATTATATTATTTTCGTCTAAAAACGAAATTTCTTTATTTTCTTTGATAGAGCGGGCCGAGGTTGCTAAACTTTCTATTAGGCTTTTATTTTTAAGATATATTTGTTTTGCTTCTAACGCTAACGGAGAACCGCCTTTGTATTGCGGGCGAATAGAATCTGATTCATTGTCATCAAATTTTGCTCCTCTATTGCCTAATCTATCTTTTCCAAACGGGCTTTCTTGAGAATTTCGGTCTGTGGATTTTTCTTCAGGGCGGCCTAATGGTACTTTTTCGTCGTATCCATCAGGAACTGTATTATCCTCATATCTTCCTCTTCCGTACAATGAAGCTAAATCGTGGGGTGTACCATAAGATTTACCTGTAAGTTTAGGATCATTGCCCTCTTCCGATACTTGTTTGTTTCTGAAGGCGCGTTTTTGGTCCTCAATTATTAAATCTCTATATTCTTCGTATTGGTCTTCACTTAAGTGGAATATATTATCGTAAATCCAATCAGTGGGTAGTAATTTAGTTTCCATAATTTTTTGAGCTAAATCTACCTTTTGGGTTAATAACGCTATTTTTTCTTGATCGTAAATGATCGAAGGTGTTGTTAAATCTAGCTCAAAATTTGTTAATTCGTCTCCGTTATATCCTTGAGAATATAAATGTACTAGTGCTATTTTATACAATTCAGACAGGGCAATACGTTGGATTCTATCAATCGTGCGAGCAAATCTAATATCTTCAGCAGCTAATGTTGCTTTACCTGTTAAATCTTTTTCGTATCCCATAAATGCTTTGGGAACTTTAAGAGCAGCAAATAATTTGTCTCTTAAATACGTTACGTCTGTAATGCCGTCAAATTGTAAGCCCTGAGCGGTGTCAATTTTAGTTACAGTATCGTTGCCTCTTACAGGAATATAGAAATCCTCAAGTAGGTTTTGCATATTATATTTCAAATTGTATTGGCCTGTTTCGTGGTCAATCAACGGAGTACGTTTTAATGTTGAAATAGTTTTTTGCATAAAGTTTTCTACTTCAGCAGGAGGAATAGAACCAACATTGATATAAAATATTCTTCTATCTGGGCTGCGAGAAATTCTATTAATTAACATCGCATCTTCCATTAGAATGTATTGCTTAAATAATCTGCGAGCGGGTTCTAGGTATGAACGGCCATAAGGAAGATAATTAACGTCGGTTATTAATCTAAAGTGAGCCATTTCATAATTATCAAAATATATAGCACTTTGATCCTTTTCAAAAGTGTTGGGCACACCATAATACCCGGATCCTCCTGAGTAGAATCCTTCAGGAGAATATTTAAATCTTACAGCATTTGGATGCTCAGGATCATAGTTTTCTTGTCTTTGAATATGGTAAGCTGTGTAAGGTATTACATTATATACACCAAATTTTTCTGCTATTTCAAGTTTTAAGAAAAAATCACCGTATTTATTCATTTGGCGAATCCAAGACCATAAATTAAATTCAACATTTAATACATCATAAAACAAATTGTATAATATCTTTTGAATATCTTCATTTGAACTTCTAATTTGAAGTATTTCTCCCATATCGTTTTTAAGAGTACATTCATCAGAAATAATATCCAAAGCAGAAGAAATAATAGCATCGTAATCCATCGTATCATAATCTGAATAGATCATGGTGCGAAGGTATTGATAGTTTATATTTAATTGTTGGCCAAAGAGTGACGTTGAAGACGGGGAATATAGACGATTATATCTATCCATTACAGAGTTTGTTGCTATGTCTCCTGTAGTTTGTATAGAATCAACATCAATCACTTTAAGTTGATCGCCACCTTGGTTGCGAATGATAACGTCTGTTGAAAATAAACGTTTTAATCGGGTAAATAAACTAGTGTCTGCCATTTTTTATGTTTATGATAAATATTATAAGAGCCAATTAATGCTCTCCTGCCCATATTTTGTGTTCATTGAATATGGGTTTGCTACATTATTTGGATTGTATGCTCCAACGTATGTATTTTTTGTTATATTTCCAAGGGCTGCTCGGGTCATATCTAAGCTTTGTTGTTGGAATTTTAATGAAGTATCTCTTAAATACATTCCTATTGCAAAAGACATTACTAAATCATCGTTATAACCAAGTTGTGCTTCAGGTCTTCCATTTTTCCAAACAAATACTCTCATTTCTTCCAACAAGCGTTTAGATTGGATTATAACACTTTTGTCTCCGATATATTCTCTCATTTTATTTACTACAAGAGGACGAGTTCTTAATGACATTGTAAAGCCAGGGGTCATATTTGAATCGCCTTCGTATATTTTTAAATACG